GCTTCGACAATCTTAGTCTTACGAGTAGGATTGCGCTTTTGCTCAGACATCATCTTTTCTGAGTATTTAGCCTTAGGATACCGATGCTTTACTTCGGTAATATCCATATTGCTGTTCCATCTGAACCAATCAGAGACACCATCCATTCGACCGGGTAGCAAAGCCAAATTGGTTGGGGGTACAGATGAAAAGTGTAAATCTCCTTGGAAACGACCCTCTTCTACAAGAAGGTTCATAGTTCCAATACCTAAATCCTGAAGACCCTCATGCATTTCTGCATTGAAGTTAGAATTACGCAAACCTTCGTGAATAAGGTCTGTAATTCTATCCAACTCTTCATTTAATGACTTGCTTCTTAATTCGTCTGGAAACTCAGGACCGGGGGCGAGTCTAAATGCACGACCATTAGGAGGAAAAAACCCAAGTTGTAAGCGAGAAGCAAACTTAGGAAGACCAACAACAGCAGTTTCGTCATAGATATTCTCTGTTCTACGATTTGCACTGCTTTCCTGAAAGAAGCTCTCACGATGAGGAATAACGTAATCATAGATTTCCTCCCACAAATCTGTCCAAGAGTTCCAACGACCCTTGGCCTTTTTGTATCTGTCCATGACACGTTTTAGCTCTTGCTTTGCGTCACCACCAGAAACGGTTGGATTTCCGTCACCTTGTCCTGCACCGTACATGTTAGCTCCTTAAGTTCTGATAGAACCGCTTGTTTGAGGTGGTGTTTGACCCATTTGCTTTCTTCTAAAGCCTGTAAACCCTTCAACATTCTCTTCTTGAAGAGAACGCTGACCAGCAAGATTTTGCCTTCTGACCATATCTTGCCTTTCGGCTCTTGCCTTATCCTCAGCTTCTACTCTAGCTAAACGCTCTTTTTCAGCTTTCTCTGCTGCAATCTGCTCTTCGCTTTTGCCCGGCATTTTAGGTTTGCTAAATATGCTACCCATCTGAAACTCCTTTTTCATCAAACATGAGTACACCTCCATTTTTAAGCAATTCACAATAGAGCTGATAAGGTGTTAATACCCAAAACTTATTTAAGCCAACTATATGTTTAATGAATGAAACGCAATACATTAATCTTGGTAGATATACTGGACTATCCTTTACTTCTACTTCTACACACGTCCAATAGTTCATCATATTTGCCCAAAGCAAGTCAGCATCATCATCTTTGTAGTTCTGAAACCTAAACCCATGCGTACTAAACTCATACTTTGTCCATAAATCATGCTCTGTATCAAATTTAACAGCAAAAACGTGACTAAAGCCTTTTCTGTGCTTAGTAAAATGCTTCCACATTCCTATATTCTTGCTTTCGCAAAAGCATATTATCCACTTCACAGCCCAGCTACCCTTCTTGATAGCTTGTTTCTAGCTTTTAGCCTACCAAAAGGCGTACCACCTCTCGTTACTGTTGTATGAGATGCTGGCTTACTACCGCCAAAGATTACCTTGCGACCCTCGCCCCCGCCCAAAAATGCATACTGAAGAGCATCATGTATGTGCGAAAATCTATTTTTAGAAGGTCGTTCTTCATAGCGTTCATTGCCCATGTGATATTGACGCTTATACTGATATCCACCTTCAAACCCTGCTATTAAGGTGGTACAATTCGGGCTTATATTCATGCACGGATAGCCATCAGACATACGGTTTAAGACACCTTCAACTGCTTCAACTCGCATAACTGCGTCATTGCTAGGAGCAGGGTGAGCATTAATCCCTGCCGCCCTTAATATCATAAACGGTGTTTGCTCAGACGTCTGCGCCATCTGATTACCAGCAGGGTCACCCACAAATTTAAAACTATGCTTTTCCCAATCGTTCCTAGCGATTTCCCTTTTAAGGACTTCGGCAAATCGTCCAGCCCCCATATCTTGACCAATAACTTCATGGAATATCGTCCACCTTCCACCAAAACCTTGCTGAGTAAAGACAGCACTAGGGGTTCTTCCAAAGTCGATACCAACGATTACCTCAACACCATCAACAGGCTCAATAGGGGACTTTGATACATGAGTTTCTTTTCTAAAGGTCGCATACACTGGTTTGCCGTCCATTAGGGCTTGGTATTCATTCAGAACATACACTTTTACCCATTGTGGGGTTTTGCCCAAGATAATCTTGTCATAATAGTCTGGCTGTATGTTATTCAGGTTCTCAGCCTTTAAATTCTTCTCATAGCCCTCTAAAGCACCCTCACTGCTACGCTTTTCCTTCATAGCACCAGCTTGAGTAAAAAATGTCCAATCATCAGGCTTAACTAACAACAATTTCTCATCAGCCGCCATATATTCAGGGGCAGGTACTTCACCAGCCATAATGCCCCACCAATGCGTTTCATCAGGAGCATTTGTGTCCATAATAACGCCAAACCAAGTCGGACCACCATCACGCATAGAAGGGAAACGACCAACACGCATAGTACACGCATCAACGATAGATTTTGGAAGCTCTCTGGCTTCATTGAGCCAAACGCCTGTCAGCTCCAAAGACAACAGCTTTTTTACGTCCTCTTGTTTGTCCAATGCTAAAAAGATGACCTCTAGCTCAACAGTGGTCTTATCTCCAAGTGAGAAGTTGACAAGATGCGTATAGGGAGGACTCCATACGAACTTGCCAACTTCGTCACCGAACCAATCCCTCCACGTCTTAATAGTCGTGGTTTTTAACTGAGGATTGGTATTACGAATGACTGCCCATCTTGTTCTGCGTACCCCAGCAGAATTAGGGGCTTGATTGACAGCCTTCCGCATTATCTCCATGCAACAAGTCACGGATTTACCAGAACCTACCGGACCTCTAATACCCCTCACAAAAGAAGGGTCTTTCATAAACGCCTTGGCTATCGGTCCTGGAGGCTTATAGTTTAAATTCATTAGTAGAATAATCTCTGCTTTGCACCTTTAGCCGCACCAAGCAAAGCTCTCCTACTTGCTACAGATGGTTTTGAAACTGTCTTTGGCTTAGATGTCTCTTGAGGCTGGTCTTCAGTAGCTGTAGTAGCTTCTTTCTCTACAGGCTGGTCGCCAGACATATCCCTAGCCGCCCTACCTTCAGCAAATGCCCTAACATTTTCTACTGCTTGCCTTCCAGCAGTTGATGTTACTGCCGAACCACTAGATGACCTGATAATATTACCTGTGCTACTTTTAGCATAGTAACCTTTCCGGTCTTCTATTTCAGCCGCCTGAACACGGCGTTCTTCTAATTCACGCTTTTTCTTTTGTTGTGCATATTGCATTGGTGCGGCATCATAAGTCGAACCACCGCTTGAACCAGACTCACTACCCATAATCACTTCTCCCATAAAAAAAAATATTTTTGTCAGCAAGACTTAATGAAGTCTATTTCGTGTGTAGTTCACCTTCTATGGGTTCAGTGCTGGTTTTTCAAGGCGGTACTTTATATAAGCCAAACTAGCAATGGGACCCCTATCCTTAGTCAACGTTAAAGTTTATCTGCACCGCAGTACTAGGCGTTCTAACAACATCCTGTCTTAATCCTGCTCTGTCCATTAAATCCCTAGCTGCTTCAAGCCTTACATACTGGCTCTTACTATTCAACAGTTCACGCATCGTTGCCATTGCTTGTGTTGCGTCCCATCCCAAAGTCATCATAGCCAACTGTTGTCTATACTCTATAACATGTTGTTTTTTCAGGGTTGTGTAAGCCCATGCTTTGTTTCTACCCAATGTCTTAGCGGCTTCACTTGGGTTGCAACCGTTATGCAAGATTAGATGCACTAACTCAGCTTGTGGCTCAGTCAGTTTTTCATTCCCTGCTTGTGCTGTTGGAGCATGTTTCTCTATCTCATCCATTGGGACGATAGAGCCTTTATATTTCTCTTGCTGTTGTTTATCTGCTGTTGTCATTTCCAAGACCCGATTTGCTACGGACGTATTATAGTTATACTTCATCTATAGCTGTCAACTCACTTCTTGCATCTTATTGTCTTACATATCTTTTATAGGTGGATTTCGACAGTTTATCTCTCAAGTAGAGTGTCGAAATCAACTGTTTCGCACCCCATCGAGGGGTACTCACAGTGAGTTGCACATGCTTAATTCCCTAAGCGGTCATGGCAAGACGGCATCAGAGACATCCTAAGATTTGCTGGCACAAATCTAAGGTGTCTTAACTGATTTGCTTGCGAGTCATCAGATTGATAATTGAGAACACACACACACGAGTTGTGATGATATCATGGAATGATGACTCTTCGAACACGAACCACTGCGCTAAGATGCAAGCAATCCGGTAGGTTGCTTTCATCTAAGCTGACGTTATGTAAAGCATTTCTTTTGGCTGATTGTGCCATCTCTTACGTTGTCGCCGTACAGTGGTGCGGCTCGTTGTTCTACTCTAGTCATCACCTTACTGCCAAAACAAATCCTTGACATTTCGCAACTCATAGTCGAGCCGTCTACATCATGCACAATCGTGTGTATGTGTTAGCCCTATGACGTAGAGGAGAATTACACATGGGTTATTACAAAACATTACTAACAGAACAACAAGAAGAACAGCGTCTTGGCAACATTGACCAAGACTACGAGAATCAAGTTACATCAGAACTTGAGCAAGCTTTAGCTGATGGTGACACAGAACGTGCAATGTATCTTGCATCAGTCATCGACATAACAATCCAATAAGCCAAATCGGGGTAGGTGATTAGCATCTACCCCATTACGACAAGGAGAATCACATTGATATGGACAGACTTAAATAAAGAACACTCAATTAGACAGATGATTGTCATTTGGTCATCAAGACTTCAAGAAGCAGTTCAGGAAGGTGACATGGCTACAGCCTATGACATACAGTACAACACACTTCCTAAATGCTTCAAATTATATAAAGAATACCTTGGCAACCGTATCGTAGAGGAGAACTAGACATGCCATTTGATATCGAGTTAACCAACATCCAACCTACACCAACCAAGCTACCTACGCTGGATGATGTAACTACTGAGTATCTCGACAACATTGCACGTCAGTTACAGTACGACACATTCTCAGAGCAAGCCAAGCGTTCATACGATGAGGCATGGCAGATGCATTACGCTCAACTTGAGACAGCAGCTATCATGTTTCATGGCGAT